CTATGCACCTCCAGAACCTATTATGAGCCGTAGTTGAGCCTCGTCGTCAAGTGCCTCATCTATCCCCAGTGGATTGAAATTTTTGCACTGAATCACTCCGAGTTGTTCGGCTCTTGAATAGACGGCAGAGAAGATTTCAGCCTTCTCCATTTCTGTTCTGGGGAGAACCGCCGGGACGTATCGCAACAGTCGGCATCCCCATCCCCTGCAACGGTCGAATGATTTGCAGTAATCGGGACCATCACATTTGGAGAAGCATATTTCAGCCTCGTTGTTCCACATATATATTATATGGAATGTTCTGAAAGTTCTGCGGCTCGTTCAGACAAAGCTCGCTCCCTCTCGTTGAGGTGTCGCTCCCTGTCGTTCAGTTCGCGTTCTTTGACTTCAAGACGGAGTGCCCGTTGGTCAAGCATCTCGGACCTTGCTGTAAGTTTCTCCATCATGTCGATGAGCTGTCTCGACATAGAGATTATCTCTGAAACATCTGATGTTGATGCAACAGCCGTTCCCTCCTTCAATGGCTCTCCTTTGCCAGTATATAAGAAGGTTGCGTTGACCTGTGGAAATTTGGCGACGATCATGTTGACCATCCCCGGATTGAACTTTTTGGTTCTACCACTTCCGAGGTCATAGATGCGCTGATAATTTATGCCGAGAGCTGTCGCAAGCTCGCCCGGTCCGAGATGTAGTGCTTTGAGCAGCCTGTCTCGTATCGTTTTTGCATCGACGTTGTTTTCGACCTTTTCTGATTCGTTCATATCGTTACTCGTTTTCTGTAAAACAAACGGGTTAGAGAGTTGTGGTAGATGTCAATGTTAATAATCCCTAAAATCGCTCATAAATGATAAGGTCTGCTTTGTCAAACCAACATAAATGATTAACTTTACACTCGGATAACATATAACATCCACCAACAAAAATAAGCAAAGTTCTGCTTATATGCAAATAGAGATTTAAGACCAACGAAGAAATGGAAGACAAAACCATCACTACGGCCCAAGAGACGGCTTATCGCCCACCGCGAAAGCCCACCCTCCCGGAGTTCGGTCCCGGTGTTCAAGTACCTGCGTCGAGACCAATCGCTCCCACTCTCAAAACGCTCAAAGTCGGGGAGTCCGCCGAGTTCCCCATAGAGCAGTTGACATCGGTACAGTCCACTAAAAACCGCTTGTGCAGGATGTATGCACGGCAAGGTTGGAACGCCGATGTAGTAGTAAATGACCACGAATATCAAGTTATTGTAACCAGAACCGCCTGATGCCTCCCACAGTAGAGAGCATCCTGGCGTTGAAATATCGTTCCCTTCTCATCATAGCCGAGACAATGTATGTGTCCCAAAAGAAGGCTGTGAAATTTGTCAGGGGAGAAAAGAGATTACAACGACTTGTTGACGAAGGTCGAATAAGATACGACAAACCATTCGGAGCTACCAACACAATGTGGAGGTACAATCTCGCTGATATTCTAAAAAATGTTAAAACCGATTTTCGGCTCAATGAGTTGGACCCCGGACTTGTCGTTTCAGGCTAAAATAATTGATAAGGTAATAGCCTCGGCTGTATATGCTCCAGTCTTATCAAGCCTTATCAAAGTTACTAAAATGCAAATAAAGTTTTTTTAACCATGTCAGAAGAAAAGACGGTTGTCCCTGCCATCTACGGCGCCCTCGCCGCAATCATGCAGGAAACCAAAGCCATCGCCAAGACCGAGAAAAATAACGGTCAGAACTTCATGTTCCGTGGCATTGACAATGTGATGAATGGTCTCCACGACCTGTTCGCCAAGCACGGTGTCCTCGTTCTTGATGAGGTGTTGGACTACACTGTTACCGAAAAGGTAACTGAGAAAGTCTACAACGGAAACAGGACAACCTCCATCCTCTATTACACGCGAGCTAAAATCAGATTCCACTTCCTTGCCGCCGACGGCTCGGAGGTTACTACCACCAATGTCGGCGAAGCAATGGACTCCGGCGACAAGGGAATGAACAAGGCTATGAGTGCTGCCCTAAAGTATGCGCTCCTGCACATGTTCCTCATTCCTACCGCAGAGGAGAAAGACCCCGATGCTTCCACGCCCCCGGAGACACGCCCGAAGACCATCGCAGAAATCGCAGATTCGTTAGATCCGCAGAAGGACGGAGTGCTGAAAGAAGCCCTGTCTCAAATCGTAGCCGCCACTGATAAGGATTCGCTGATGAATGTCTGGAAAAGTTTCTCCGACCTCCAGACTAACCCGATGTTCACACAGTGTATGTCTTGCAGAAGAAAGGAGCTTGGCTTATGAGTGAGAGCAAGAAGATTCAGTTGGCGCAGTCCGCTGTCGTTTTCAATGAGGTAGACCACACCTATAATTATCTTGGCTCATTCCTGTCTGGAGTTACGAGCCTTCTGCACCGCACCCTCTTTGCCGACAAGTATAACGGCATTTCCAAAGAAGTCCTCGCCAAAGCAGCGGACTACGGTCATAACATCCATGAACAGATAGAGCTTGTAGATACGCTCGGTGTCGAAAGTCAGACCCCGGCGGTTCAGGCATACTTGCAGATGAAGGCTGACCTCGGACTAACGACCATCGCCAATGAGTATCTCGTTTCCGATGAAAACTACATCGCAAGCTCGATAGACATCATCTTTGATGATTTGACCCTCGCAGACATCAAGACTACCTCACGGCTCGATATGGAATACCTGTCGTGGCAGTTGTCGATGTACGCCTATCTGTTCGAGCGTCAGAATCCCGGACTGAAAGTGCCGAGACTGCTCGCAATTTGGCTTCCGAAACCCCAGTACGGGAAGCCCAACATCATTGAGGTTCCTCGCAAGTCGTTGGATGCCCTCAAAGTTCTCATCGCCTGGGATAAGTCAATAACATCACAATACACCAACCAATAAAAGAAAGAAGAATGGCAAACACAATCATCGGGCAGATTGCTTCAATCGGACCCACACAGAGCCTCGTCGCTAAGAACAGTGGAAACTCGTTCCAAAAGCGCGACATCGTAATCAACGTCCGTCGTTTCGACCCGAACACAGGCGAGCCTGTAACTGACAGGGAAAACACTCCCAAGCTCTCGTTCATGGGCGACAAGTGCCGCGACCTCGATCGCTTCCAAGTCGGTCAGATGGTGGTCATCTCCTTCGACCTTCAGGGGCGCAAGTACACCACCGCCAACGGGGAGACGGACATCATAACGGAAGCTCGCCCCTATAAGATAGAGGCGTATGGTCAGCGTCCTTCACAGCCCGCGACACAGCCTATGGCTGCATCTGCACCGGCACAGGCTCCCACCTATCCACAGCAGGCGCAGACACAGCCCCAGTATCCCCAACAGCCCACAGGCTTCAACAACCCCTTTCCATCCTAAGTAAGGTATGCTCTACAACTGCTCCAATCCGTTAGATAAGGCCAACTTCCTGGAGAGAGCGAAGCTACTTGCCGAAAGAGGTGATGTAGTGGAGATGAAAACCAAGAGGCAAAGGTCTTTGAAACAGTCTGCTTATCTGCACTGCCTGTTCGATTATTTCGGGTGCCAGTATGGAGAAAGTGGCTCATACGTCAAGGAGGAGTATTTCAAGAAATTGGTCAACCCCGACATATTCGTATTGAGTGAAGGGGTTGACCGATTCACTGGAAGACAGCATTACCAGTTGAGATCAACGGCTGACCTCACTACCGAAGAAATGTCGGTAGCCATAGACCGCTTTCGGGACTGGAGTTCAAAGGAAGCCGGGATATATCTCCCCACAGCCGCAGAAGGCGCGTTGTTGCGCCTATGTGAAATTGAAATATCCAAAGCGCAGAGATATTTATGATTTACCAACTCAGAGATTATCAGCAAGAGTCAAGCGATGCGGCAGCCAGTTTCTTTCAGACCAAGAATGATAGGAACGGATTGCTCGTGTTGCCTACGGGCGCAGGAAAGTCGCTCGTCATTGCCGATATAGCCTTTCGGTTAGGGGCGCCGCTACTGGTTTTGCAACCCAGCCGGGAAATCCTCTCTCAGAACTATGCAAAGCTGAAAAGTTACGGAGTAGATGACTGTTCCGTATATTCAGCCTCACTCAACAGTAAAAAGATAAGCCGGATTACTTTTGCCACCATCGGAAGTATCATGGCCCATATCGACGATTTCGACCACTTCAAGTATATCATAGTTGACGAAGCACATTGTGTCAATGCAAGTCAGGGTCAGTACAAGCAGTTCTTCGACAAGGTAAAGAGGAAGATTCTCGGACTTACCGCTACTCCTTATAGACTTAGTACCGCATTGCAATATCTTGATAGGAACGGAAAGCAATGTTTCCGCCCCAAAGATGAAGAAGGCTCCCAGAAGTTTGATGAGCGCATAATCAGTCATGATCTTAGGATGGAGACACGATGTGTTCTGAAATTCCTCACTCGTACCCGGCCGAGAGTGTTCCATGACGTAGTGTATCAGGTTGACATATCCACTCTGTTAAGCCGAGGCTATCTCGCAAAGGTGGAATACTTCGACCTGTCCATAGTCGACCAGTCAAGGTTGCGCAGAAACTCCACCGGAATGGATTTCGATGACAAGTCGTTGCAGAATGAGTACAAGCAGACTAATTTCAGCGAATATTTATTGGAGATAGTTTTACGGTTGCTCCATCCCAAAAGCGGTCAGAATCGTAGAGGTATCCTTGTGTTTGCTAAGTCAATCGAAGAATGTCAACAGCTTTGTAAAAGGCTGCCTTCCTGTGCTGTTGTCACAGGCTCCACTCCAAAGAAAGAGAGAGACGAGATTCTTGAAAATTTCAAGCTCGGGTGTATTGATGTGCTTGTTAACGTTGGTGTGCTGACCTGTCTTTCTTCTGACACAGAGATTCTGACTAGAAACAAAGGTTGGGTTGGTGTCAACGAAATAGCACAGACTGATTTAGTTGCACAATACGACGAAAACGGGCACATATCCTTTGTTCAGCCTAATCGGATAATCGTAAAGGATTTTGATGGTGATTTCGCTGAAATTAACGGAAGACATCTTAATGCACGAGTAACATCTGACCATACAATGTTATATGGCAAACGTAATAGCAAAGGAAACTTTGCATTGAAGAAATGTCTAGCATCAGAACTCGTAGGGAAATCGGTGTTTATTCCTGTTAGTGGTGAGTGTCCTGCCGAAGATATTGTTCCAACTCCCCCATCGTTTCCTTCTAAAAAGCGCTTCATCAACTACAATTCATATAATTATCGGAAAAAAGGTTATTCTCCAGATGTTGCTAAACTTATGGCCGAAAATCTATATGCATCCAGGTTGGCAGAAGATCCCAAGGCACCAGCAGAGTTGTCTCTTGATGAATGTAGGTTTATAGGCTTTTGGTTAGGAGACGGTAGTATGTGGAAAAGTTGTGATGGAGGCATACGTTACAATGTGTGTCAATCCAATGCTAATCCACAAATGGTCATTTGGCTTGAATCACTAATGGATTCTATTGGAATTAGATATTCCAAGCACTGTGTTAATCCATCCAATGAGGTACTTGGTCGTAATTGCCATGTTAGCAATGCATTTCAGTATAGCCTTGCGAAAGGCACAGGGGGTGATACTCAAAGAGTGAAAACTGCACTTACAAAATTGCTTCCTTATTTGCATAAGGAAGGTTCTGACCTATACTGGGGCTTGTCCTCCGAGCAGTTCTTCGCTCTTGTTGAAGGGTTTCACAAGGCTAACGGGTCTCACGGAGATAATCGCAAATTTTCACAATGCAGAATAACTTCATCGAATAAGCGACTGCTTGACTTGTTACAAGCCATTGCTGTATGCCGAGGTTTCTCTTCTTCCATTTGTATATGTAAGCCACGTAAAACGACAAAAACTCCTCTATATAGATTTTGGATGTCAATAAAAAAGAAGGCATTTCATGGTATCACTAATGAACGATTTCAACACACCAAATCTATGTCTAATGAAAGAGTATGGTGCGTGACAATGCCGGAAGGCACAATAGTAACTCGTCGTAATGGGAAAGTGATGATAATGGGTAACTGTGGCTTCGACTACCCGGAGCTTGATACGGTGGTAATGGCTCGTCCCACAATGTCACTTGCTCTCTACTATCAGATAATCGGTCGTGGCATCCGTCCTCATCCTTCCAAGAAGTCCCTTTGGTTCGTCGATTTATGTGGAAACATAAAGAGGTTTGGCAAAGTCGAGGACTTGCATCTCGCAGAGCCTAACCCCGGCGAATACATCATTACTGGCTGTGCCGAAGGTGCCACGAAACAGCTTACTAACATTTACTTTTAATCGCAATGGGAAAAGTCAGTAAATACGATAAGATGGTGCTGGACTCTATCATCAGCGGTATTACGTTGACGAAGGAGCAGTATAAGAAGATTACTCATGCCAAGAAGTCAGAAGCCGACATTCAGAAGGAGTGCATCGACTGGTTCAAGGAACATCATCCCCAGTTGTGGACGGATGGTGTATTGTACCACATTCCCAACGAAGGAAAGCGTAGCGGTCGCAACGGTCGTGGTCTTGTTCTGACCGGACTGGTGTGTGGCGTCGCAGACCTTTGCCTCGCTGTCGGAAGGCACGGGTTCCATGCTCTGTATATAGAGATGAAGAAGGACGGCACATATCAACGCCCATCACAGAAGCAGTGGGAAGCCGGAATTACCAAGCACGGCAACAAGTATGTCGTGTGTCGGTCGAAGGATGAGTTCTCAAAGATAGTTGATGAATATTTATCTGATTAGCTATGAATCCATGTGTCAAGTTCTTTCGGAACATCGTTGATTGGAAGTGGTTTCATGTTCCCGAAATGGTTCAGCTTATAATGTACTTCGTATGTAAGGCTGACCATGAGCCGTATTATGTCGATGGAGTTCTGATTGAGCGTGGAATGGTTTGCATCCCTCGCCGGGAGATATGTTCCGAGCTTGCAATCAAGGAGCAGACCTATAAGACTTGCATCAAGAGGCTGATCAATGATAAGAAGATAGCGACCTCGAATGAATTGTTCAGGACGGCAGTCATTACAGTTCTGAACTTCTCCCGATATGTCGTTGAAGAACAGTCTGACACACAAGCCCCATCTATACCGAATGAAAAGCCGCAGACTAAGCCACAGCCAGCCGCAGCCAAAGTTGAGACCAATGATGAGCCGCCGATTGAAGACGCGGTTGTTGTCGGCGATACCCTGTTCCCCGGCATAGCCGCCCCTGAAGACAAACCCGAAAGCAAGCCCAAGAAAAAGCCGGAAGTCGATTGTGATTTCATAGTTAAGCTCTACCACGACCGATGTCCGTCATTGCCGAGGGTTCTCAAACTGACCGATAAGCGAAAGATGAAGATTCGTGTTCGCTTTGAGGAAATGAAGTTCAGCTACGAAACCTTGCAAGAGGTGTTCGACAAATGTGAAGCCTCCTTCTTTATGAGAGGCGATAATCAAAGAGGCTGGAAAGCAGATTTTGACTGGATATTTACCAATTCGCAAAACTGGGTCAAGGTGCTTGAAGGCAAGTATGACAACCAACCAAATAAAATGTATAATGCAAAACATGGAACAGCTACCATCCTCTCGACAGCAGTCGGGTATGGTACCACTCAATCAGAACGAAATGCCGCTAACAGCGCTCGTCAAAAGTGTGATATCCTCAGTACGCTCGCAAAGTGTCAGCAGGACTACGACGCCGGAAATCTCCCAGCGCTCACTGGCGTTGAGGAAAAGCTATAACATCATCCAAATAACGGAGGCTTACAACCCCGACCTGCAAGTTCATGTCGCCGCAGTGAATGATGTGTACTTGCTCTACAATCAAAAAGACACGCCAACGCTCCGTATGCTTGAACAGGCGTATGGTCAGGAGTATGCAAGCCGGGTATGGATAAAGACGCAACTGGTCATCCTCAATGATTTCGTAGGTGTCAAGAATAAGCTCGAAGATTTTCAGATCAATCCTCTCTGTGACCAGATACTCGTTGAGTATGGCGGTCTGAACTTACTGGAGTTCTGTCTATTCATGGCAAGGCTCCGCTCCGGCAAGTATGAGCAGTTCTATGGCTCCGTTGACCCGATGCTCATTCTCAAATCGTTGGAGGAGTTCATGGATGACCGCCGTGAAGACATCAACAGAAATGTTGCCGAACAGGAACGAAAAGAACGGGAGCGTAAGGATGCCGAGGCAGAAGCATACCGAAAAGCAATGATAGACAGCTACCGCAAGAGAATCCCCAACTCGGACACCGATAAAGCCCCGGTGGATTTCCCCGAATACAACTGGGGGTGCCTCTATAAACTCACAGACGATGAGTTGAAGGTCGCTCTCGTTAAGGTCGCAGAGATGAGAAAAGAGGCAGGAAAAAATAAGTCGGATAAGCCCTCCGGGGTTGTCGGCAACATCGCGTCCACCATCTCCACCGCCCTCGGATTTAAGAGCAATAAAAGCAGCCTCAATCCTTTCGGGATAATCAGCGACATCCGTAACTATGTAGAAGAAGTAATCAAATCAAGGTCCGAAATCATCCCTGCACAGAGCAAAAGTTAAATATTTGTTTTGCTCAAAAATAATGCACAATGCTCTAAAAATAAATGAGTTATGATTTTCGCATATCAAAATTATTGGCTAACTTTACAGTAGAAAAAATTAAAAATAACATATCAAAAGTCAAAGAAGATGAAAGCATTTGTATTCCTCATTAACGGTAGTTATGAATCAGTAATCAGCACTAATCAGCGCCAGGCTGAAAAAGATATGGGCGATAAATGTATCGCCGCTTTCCAGACCTCGGCTCTCGCAGACAAGTTCGCTGAAATGATGAACAACGTAAGCAAGTAAAAAGCCATGAAGAAGATTAGACTGAAAGTCCGGGTTCTCGACCGCATCACTCACGAAGAAGTTGAGGTCGTAGTAACAAGGTCCATTTCCGAAAGCCTCGCCAACGCCATAGTCGCCGAGATTGGAGATGGAGATAAAGAATACTGGAAGCAGGAACGCTCCGGTCACGGGGACGATGACAGCGACCTCGATATGAAGTCGCCCTTGAAAGACCAGGAACGGTTTCACATCAATCCCCAGTTTCACGTCATAGAAGACAACAACGCAGACGGCATTGTTCTCTGCGGTTTCAGCAGTTGATCTGCTTATATGCAAATAAAGAAAACCTAAAAGAAAAGAAGATGAGCAATAAAGTATCGCAGTCCTTTAAGGACACAATCAAGGCGTACCTCGATCAGAGGGCGCAGTCGGACCCTCTGTTCGCCACCTCATACCAAAAGGAAGGCAAGAGTTTGGATGAGTGCTGTAACTACATCGTTCAGGAAGTTCAGAAGATGCACGTCAACGGACTTGCCGATGATGAGGTATTCGGACTTGCTGTCCACTACTACGACGAAGACAACCTCGGCGAAATTAAAGAAGTCAACTGCAAGGTTGTCGTGAACCACACAGTCGAGCTTACCGAAGAAGAAAAGGAGAAGGCTCGCAAGGAAGCATACGACCAGTTCCAAAAGGAGGAGGTCGCTAAGCTCCGCTCGGAGAAGAAAGAGACCGAAGAAAAGGAGAAGAAGAAAGCTCCGGCGAAACCAAAGCCGGAAGCCTCATTCAATAGCCCATCCTTATTTGATTTCGGCGATGAAGGCGAAGAATAAGTATCAGGAGAAGATAGTGGAGCTTTCCCATCGGCTCCCAGCTCCCACTAAGAAGCAGATTGAATATGCTAACAACCACATCTTTCCACTCCTGGCATATCGCAACAAGAAGAAAGGCTGGTGTACCCACTGCGGACAGGCATTGCAGTTCGACCCCAAGTCCAAAGCCAAGTATATCGTATGTCCCCACTGTGGCAAGCGACTGAAGATAGAAAGCCGTTCTGAGAGAAAGTACACGTTCCGGGCATATTTCACGACACTCTGCACCATAGGAGGTTTTCAGGTTGTCCGGCATTTCTTCTGCACCAAGAGAATCCACAAAGGACTGGAGCCGGAGTATGAATACTGCGAGGTAGTTCAGAACTGGATAGACACCAACGGCAAGGAGACCATAATTGCTCGCTCTACCATTCCGTTCACTGGTTACTATGACTACTGGAACTGGAACAGCGATTTGTCAATCAAGGTTCGCCGAGGGTACTACTCAATGTATTACTCTCGTTATGATATAGCCAACACAGTTGTATATCCTCGTTCCGGATTGTTGAAGGAGGTCCGGCGCAATGGCATCAAATCGCTGAAAGATTTCGATGGCCTGCCCGCCAACAAGCTAATCGCGTCTGTTCTTGCTGACAGGCAGACTGAATTGCTTGTGAAGCATCATCAGAAGGAATTACTCATTCACAAGATTCGCGGTAGTTACCATCACGTCGAAAGTCTCAAACATCCCGAAGCCATCCGCATTGCCTGTCGGCACCGCTACATCGTTCAGGATGCTACCATGTGGCTCGACTACCTCGACTTGCTGGAGCATTTCGGCTTAGACCTCCACAATCCCCATTACGTTTGCCCGTTGAATCTGCACGAAGCCCATGACAGGCTCCTCATCCGCAAGAACAGGGAGGACGCAAGAGCCAAGAGAGAGCAGGACATCAAGGAAGCCCGCAAGTACGAGAAGATGTATAAGAAAGCAAAGTCCGGCTTCTTCGGCATCGTCTTCGGGGATGATAAAATAGTGATCAGTGTCGTTCAGTCCGTAGAAGAAATGGCAATCGAAGGAGAAGAAATGCACCACTGCGTATTTGCCTGTAAGTATTTCAGCAAGGCGAAGTCTCTCATCCTCTCGGCAAAGGACAAGGACGGCAACCGCATCGAAACGATAGAGGTCAATCTCGACACGTTCCAGGTGGTCCAGAGCCGAGGTGTCTGCAACAAGAACTCGGCATACCATGACCGGATTTTGAAGCTGATGGAAGACAATATGCATCTCATCCGAAAAGCTGCATAAGTTATTTACATTTAGGTTATTATGCGTCAGAAATATTTTGCAGTCTGCGTTAATTTTTGTAATTTTGGACTTAGAAAAACAGGTCATCCGACCTCATTGACAAGATGAAAAAAGTGAAGGTCCTCACGGGCACGGACATTCCGTTCTGCACTCCCTCTCATCCCTATTCGATGGTGGTTCAGATCAAGAGAGTGATAGACAGGATAGCCGAAAGTCCGGACGATGAGTTTCAGTACAACTGCAATTCAGTAGAGGGAGTAAAGATGTTTGAGCTATACGGCCGCAAGCAGAAAGGTCTGAAAGTTCAGTATTACATCAACGGCAAGCCCTCGACCTTCACCCAGGTTCTTGAAGATTTTGGTCGGGCGGACGGTTTCTTATCGGAGATAGCATCTCAACAAGACAAATAGACAATGGAAAAGACAACCGAAATATTCAAAGGCCCGTACACTACGGACGGCAGCTACATCTACGATTGCAACAATCAGATGTGTCTGATGGTCGGGGATTGCGAGAACTATCCGGAAGAAATGCTCAATCGGATATGTGAAATCCTCAACCATACGAAGCCTACGAAAGGAAATCCCGGAGTCAGCGCCAAAGACGGCAACATCTACCTCGACGGAGATTTGATACTTGTCGTTAGAGGCTGGGGCTACCTAACCGGGGCCGGGTGTTTGAACCTTTCGGTGAAAGACGCTCTAAAGATACAAGACGAGTTCGCCCAACACGTCGTAAATTGTCTAAGGGGAGAAGCCTAACCCATCATACCAATCTGTCGCAAATAAAGTAACCTAAAGAAGTCATGAAGAAAAAGAAAATCCGGCTCAACATCGTAACGCGGAGCAAGGTCGCTGTCGCGTTCTACTACCTCCAGTTAGCGGTCATGTCGCTCATCCTCATCCCCGCCATGTTGGTGCAAATCATCTCCAGTTACATCATCGAAGTCTGGGGCAATTACAAGAACTGGTATCTCACCAAAACCCTTCGCTGACGCTATGAACTGGAAGAAACTCACAGAAGCCGATTACTCGGATGACGAAATTAAGGTCCTCCGCATCACTACGAAACATGGTCGGGTAGTTTACGAAACAGGTGTCGCCGACAAAGACGGAGAGTTGTGGCACCATTCGGAATCGTCGGCATTCCCATCCCGCTACCTCGGCTCTGTCAAACAGCACAAGGAAGTTTACTTTGTCCCAGTGGACGAAATTCTATTCTAAAAGATATATGCAAATGAAAGTTTTAGTAAACCTAATCAAGAAGTGGCGCAATCGCCGCAGAAAGACTGAATGGAGCAACAAGCTCCGGGAAATTAAAGACTCCTTCCAAGTCAAGGAGCTAAACGGTACTTTGTACCTCATGTGTCAGGGTGTTCCCTATAAGGAGGTGCCTCATCTCTTGTCTGCCGAAGAAATAACGGCACTGCTCGAAGAAGCAAGAGGCGCAATGAAACACTACCTCACAAGCAAGGACGATGAGCCGACTGAAGAAATCCAACCCTGCTGAACTGACCCCTCGCCGGAGCAAGCCAACGCTGATATGTTCAGGCTACCTCTGTGCGAAGGCTATCAGATGTCGTAGGTTCAAGGAGGCACAGAAGTTCCACAAGTGGCTCGTGCTAAATCCCGGTGCCGCTCCCAAGAACGTTATCTTTCAGTCGCCCACCATCAACGACAACGGGAAGTGTGTATATTTCATAGAAGACCTTTCCGGCTTCGGTTGCAATGACTAAAAAAGAAAGCAGACCTGCCCTCACGGGTGGATCTGCTTATATGCAAATAAAGTTTAATAACCTAAAGTCGAAGATGGCCACCGCTTGGGTGGACTTTGACTATGGAAATTAAAACAATGAGACAAAGTTACAAAATATCAGTGACATGGCAAAGCCGAGATTTCAAAATCGGCTTCAAAATCTGGCCCTGTAAAATGTCTTAAAATCCGATATAATCATTAACGAATAATATGATAGTATTGTTTACTTGAAATATTGTAGATATGATAAGATTTTGTTAACTTTGCATCACAGTTTAAGATTATGGTAAGAGAAAAGATTAGACAAGCAATCAACGAAAGCGGAATGTCTCATTCCCAGTTCAGCCGAGAACTTGGTATGTGCTCGACGAACTTCAACGCATGGATGAACGGAGCAAGGACGCTGCCGTTCCCTTTCTTCATCAAAGCACTCAATATGCTCGGACTCTCTGTCGGTCCGAAGTCAGTAGGCTTCTCTTACATCCCCGCTGATGACCTGCCGGAGATTTTCTATATGCAGATGAGACAGACTGGCATCAAGATTTGCGACATAGCCCGTCAGACTGGCATAGACCCTTCGGTTCTGTCTGCTTTCCTTACAGGTGCCAGAAGGATGTCAACGAACAACATCGAGAAGGCGATGGAGGTGCTTGGACTCGGCATTGTCAGATGTACCACCTCGGCTGTGAGTGCTGTCTGAACCACTTGAAAGGCAAAGTTCAATCCAACAAAATCCCACTATAAAAATGGCAGATGCAAGTAAAGATATGAAAGACGAAGATGCTCGCTACAAGAACATCCCGTTCCCGATTATTGCCAAGACCTATAAGGCAAATGCTGGCAACCTTGCCTTGACTGCGGAAGCTCTCGGAATTGACCGAAGCACTCTCTGGCAATGGCGCAAGCAGTTCCCCGAACTGGAGAAGATGCTTAATGACTATGACGAAAGCCTCGGCGACCTCGCAGAGTCTAAGCTGATGATGGCTATAAATGAAGGCAACCTCACGGCTATCATCTTCTACCTAAAGACGAAGCACAAGGGACGTGGCTACATCGAAGGTCAGGAGATAAAGGCTACCGTCCAGGGAGCCATCAAAGGCATGAGCCAGGAGGAAGCCGCAGAGTTTATCAAGCAACTGGAAAAAGAGTGCTGATATAGCCTATGGTCTATGATGCCGATGACGTATTGAGGAGCTGGATCTTGTCTGACTCACTCCATTTCGCCCGCTATTTCTTCAAGCTGATGAATGGCGGGAAGAAATTTGTTGTCGGTAAACATCACAGAATGATATGCGACAAGCTCAATGACGTGCTGACTGGCAAGACCCGAAGGCTGATAATCAACATCGCCCCTCGTTACTCAAAGTCGGAGCTTGTGTCCCGCAACTTCATCGCAATGGGACTGGCTATCAATCCGGCAGCCAAGTTTATCCACCTGTCGTATTCGGGAGACCTCGCCCTCGGCAATTCTGTTGCTGTCAAGGACATTGTAAAGTCAGAAGATTACCAACGCCTGTTTGGTGTCGAGATAGCCGTAGGCACTGATACCAAGAGCCAGTGGAACACCACGAAAGGCGGAGGACTGTATGCAACCTCATCCCTCGGACAGGTTACTGGCTTCGGTGCCGGAGCAATCGAGAATGAAGGAGAGGACTGGCAATTTGGGGGAGCCATTGTCATTGATGACCCCATCAAGCCCGCAGATGCTCTGTCCGACAACAACAGGGAGGCTGTGAACCTGCACTTCGAGACCACTATCCGAAACCGTGTCAACAGCCGCAATACTCCCATCATCATCATTATGCAAAGGCTCCACGAGCATGACCTTTGTGGTTATCTTATGGAGCTTGAGCCGGACGAATGGGAGGTGTTGAGTGTTCCCTGTATCAGTTACAACGAATACGGCGAGGAAGAAGCCCTATGGCCCTTTAAGCATACCATTGAGGAACTGCACAAGATAGAATCGGCCAATCAATTCGTATTCGACACGCAGTATATGCAGAACCCCAAGCCTCTTGAAGGACTCATGTACTCGAAGCTACGGACGTATGACATCCTTCCTATGGAACAGAGCATCCGTAAGAACTATACTGATACAGCCGACAAAGGCGCCGATTTTTTATGCTCTGTCTGCTACGTTGAAACGCCTTCTGGGATGTATGTTACCGATGTCCTCTACACAGACAAGCCGATGGAATACACGGAAGTCAAGACCGCAGAGATGCTGTTGATCAACGGCACGCAGTTGGTCAAGGTGGAGAGCAACAACGGTGGCGAAGGCTTCGCCCGCAATGTCGAGAAGAACGTCAGGCTGCAAGGTACCCCGGTCGCATTGAAGATGAACTTCACATCCTTTTTTCAAAGTCTGAATAAGAATGTCCGCATATTCTCCCATTCGGCGGAGGTCCAGAACCTCATCTATTTTCCTTCGGACTGGGAGACTCGCTGGCCACAGTTTGCACAGGCAGTCAAGGGATACCGAAAGGTTGGGCGCAATGCTCACGATGATGCTCCCGATGTGCTGACTGGCATGGTGGAGAACTTCACACCAGTAGTCACGTCAGGCGTAACTGGTCATGTTCATAAGTTCAGGAACGCCCGCTAACTGACCGCTGATGTTCATTATTTCTCATAAGTATGTTGATGTCAAGAGATTATTAAATTAGTAATTTTGAAATATGAAAAAGAACAGACGTAGAAACAGTAAGAAAGCGAAGCTTACCACCTATGGCGAGTTTCTTATCTTGCTGCCCCTATGTCATAAGGACCACCAGGAGGAACTGCTCAATCAGTTGAAGGAGGCAAAACGTCCTGCTTTCATCCTCGGTAAGGAGGTCCCCGAAAACCTCAACACCATCACTTACGGACAGCTCGACGATTTCAGCCGCATCGACCATGAGAAGGAAGACCCGGCAGTCAAGGTGTTCTCCATCCTCATGGGACTGGAGCCGGAGCAAGTCTATCAGTTGAATGTGTTCGATGTATTCGGGGTGATCAACTTTGTCAGAGCCGAACTGGACCGCATTAACAAGCTGTTTGCCTCAATTAAGATAACTCACTCTCCCGAAGAAATAGCCGCAGGGGTGGAAGACCTCAACTTCGGCACCTTCGGAGTGATTGACTGGTATGCAAAACGAATGGGCATCACAAATCAGGATGAGGTTTACAGTGTGGCTTGGATTCGCATCTACACTTGTATGAAGAACGACAATGAGAAGGCGGAATACGAGCAGAGGTTGAATAAGCAGTATGCAGAAAAGGCTAAACGCAAAAGGTAATGGAAGAACGTAACCCTACACATGACACAGAAGGTCGCCTCGGCACGGTTGAGGCGAAGGTTCGGAAGATAGTCGAATCCCTCGGAGAGGATGTCGGCTATCAGTTCTGTAACTGGGCGCAGGCAAATGTCGCCCTCGACAAGGTAGAGAAGCCTACCATCATCTATGTCCTGCCGCCTTCCGGCTCGTTTCACTTCAAGTGGAATGAGGTGCTTGACCGCCCCAATGCTCAGATTGCTTTTGTCAGCCCGACCGACTTCGACTTCGATGGAGCAGAGAACGACGGCATAGTGGAGGCGATGAAACGTCTCTGCATCCGATTTGTCCGTGCCGTCAATGCCAGTGGCTACTTCTCGGAGCTTGAAGATGACATTCCTTATCAGGTGCTGTACGACCACCTCGACGAGAATGTTACTGGCATAGTAATCAGCCCGACCCTCACGGAGGATGCTGGTATCAACCTCTGCAATGAGCCGGAGAGACTGGAGGACGAGTAAATTTTCGATGTATTGTCTATACGATTATGGAACAGATTCAAGGAATAATCAAACTGCATCTTGAAAATGTCAAGACCAAGATAGCCAACCAAATGGCGGCGAACAATCGCAACGCCAGTGGTCGGTCTGTCTCATCTCTCACGGTGGAGGTCACTGGCAATATCGGGACGCTGTGGGGCTCGAAGTCCTTCCTTGCTATGGAACATGGTCGTAAAGGCGGCAAGGTCCCCAAAGGCTTTGTCGGCATCATCAGGCAGTGGATCATTGACAAGGGTATCTCGGTGGCTCCCATCCCTGCCAAGACAAACCGGGCAATCCTCTCGCCGGAGGAACGTGGCATTCGGTCGATGGCTGGTGCCATAGCCCACAAGATTATGAAAGAAGGAACCCGCCTGTATAGAGATGGCGGGTACAATGATATCTACACAACGGCTGTGAACGAAGAACTGGAGCTTCTTGCTATGGAATGTATGGAGGTCCAGGCTCAGAGTTTAGCCAAGATAAACAGCAATGAAGTTGTATGAGACAGACGACATTCAAAATACTTAACCAAGACTCGGTAGCTACATATCCAGATGAAATGTGCTTTGCCTTCAATCCTAACTTTATTGAGATTGAAAGTGCATGGCCCTCCGGGGTGTTTACTGTTACAGTAGAGAAAATCTCCGGCATCGAATCTGTTGCCTCGCAAAGTATCAAGGTTTCGTTTTATAAGGGCAAGTGTAAGATATATCTCTCACGCCTCTTTGAACTGATGTTCGATGACCCAAGAAATACTCGGTGCATAGAGGTATCTGTGAAAGTCAACATCGCTTCGATGCAGATGTTCCAGTTTACCACCCTTGTGATCTGGGGAAACATCGCAATAGGCGAAAGATTCGGCAATCTCGGTGTGTATAGCTATGAAGATAATCGCCACGCCTTTGAGCGCAACCTTATTTGGTTCAGGAAGTTCCCATTCTCTGTGTCTCTGTTCAGATACAACAGGGAGGTTGAGTTCTTCGGTAGGTCTGACAATAACAGATACGGTAGCAATCCCATCTATCAGGACACGAAGGTATGCTTCTTTGAGAAGATTGAAAAGTTGGCACCCTCACTCCCGACGTTGCTCACGACAACTGTTCAGTTGCCCTTCCAAGTCGTTTACTACGCTGTTGCTAAACGCTTCGTTGTTCTGAAAGATGGAAAGTATTACTCCGACTGGCAAGGTGACGCAGAGGAACATTGGGGAGACACCGCAGACTACTGCGACAACAGCAATGAGAAGAAGCCCCTCGCCAATGTAACATATTTGTTGGAGACCGACAGAGGATATGCTCGTTATCGTTTCATGAATGATGAACTGGTGTACTGCGGTATGTTCTCTGACCTCGGCTTCGAGGACATCCCACCAGCCAGTGTATTCCCCAATGCACAGAAGTCTGCCACGATCAAGTATAAGATTTCAGAAGAAGACAGGATGATGTCTGTGTTCGATAGAACCTTTGACTACACATTTTTTCAGACTGGAGAGAATGTCGCTCTTGTCAATCTGCAAATCAGCAATGAGACCGCCGGACACTATCTCCGATGGGTTGACCGCCACGGCAATCTCCAATACTTCCTATTCAAGAAAGGAGAGCAGCAATTCAAGAATAAGCTCGGCTCCAATAAGGTGTCGCAGGATGATGACATCAATGGACTGTACTTTGCCAATGTTATGAGGACCAGGAATATTGAATGTAGCATCACTCACAAGTGCTGTGCGGTCAATCTTCCGTCTGATATTTTTGACTATGTTGTAACCATCATCACATCGCCGATAGTTGACCTGTATTGTGGTAAGGACGGTGCTGGCAATGAAATCTGGCTCCCGGTCAACATTCAGCAGAACACAGTCAAGTATAGCCCCAAGAAGATTCTCAACAATGTTGAGTTTTCGTTTGCTGTTCCCGATGTTAATGCTCAATCTCTGTAAGCCATGTACGAAGAACTATACATCATAGACAACGGCAAGAGGTTGAGGGTTGACCTCGCCACCCCAAGCGGAATTACTCTCAACTTCAAAAGCAACATCTTTGGCGACCTGTCAAAGATTACTTGTTCATATACCTACACGTTCAAGTTGCCGCTGACTGCCAACAATCGCAGAGTATTCGACAACGCCGATGACATTCGCTGTGTCTCCAACAAGATACGCCGGAGACTGAAAGCCGAATACATTCAGAACGGCATCCCGCTTTTCAAAAATGCCAACCTCTACATCGAAAGCACGGATACGTGTTTTAATGCTATTATGACGTGGGACGTTATAGATGGTTTGCAGGTGCTTAAAGATAACGATATATCCATCCGGGAATTGCCACTTGTTGCATCGCCTATCTTCGGACCATGTAATTCACATATTGACGTATATTCAAATATATCCGATTATGTACAACCTCTGTATAACGCGGGGTATATTTATATTAATGAATATGGATTTAAAGGATTTAGGAATAAAACACTTCCAGTTTTCCCCCTCCCGGTTGTTCCAGTGTATCGACTTATTCAGTTAATCAATACCAAATTCGGCACCAAGTTTAAATTCGGCACTGAGTACCACTATGGTGACGCTACAGACAATCATAAAATAGTCAGCGTGGGAGTGATACCTTGCGTAAATGCGACACAGTCAGCATCGATGATTCAGCAGAACGAATTTGAAAATAGTATTGGTATAAAACTTGTAAATGGTGAGACATTAGGCATAGGAGTAAACCATTTATTTGTTGGACATAAAGACGATTTTCCAACTAATAAGTATTTCATATTATTAAGAGATGGAGATAGTGGTTGCACATTAGGCGTAACTAATAAAACCAGCGAAACAGTTAGGCTCACGATAGATGGATATCTATCTATGCAGTTGTTTTGCTATTGGGAGGGCAATGATGGTCGCAGAAGCACAATAGATGAAACTCCGATGAGGATTAATTATCATACGGATGAAACAAGGCTAATAACCCCGAAACTACGTATTTACGTCGAAGATATCTATGGTAATCCTAAATCAGCTGCCTCCGTCGAAGGAAGTTATGGCGCTTTGACTTATGTTGAATTTGACCATATATATTATGAAAACGGATGGCATTTCAATTTCTCTGAGGAGTTTGGAGGAGAACCCGTTGAAGTTGTAGTGCCTCCACATCGCAGTGTATACATTGGACTTGATACAGAAGATGCACCTAATTTGCAAATGGTAAATAACAAAGTCTGGCAAACGCTTTCGTTTTCCCCATCAATGTCTATTGATGATATAAATATCCATGCACTTGATGAGGAAAATGCTGGGTCCTTTGAAATGGACTTGATGAGCAATTTGCCTGATATAAGCTGTATGACGCTTTTGAAGGCATTATTCTTCATGCTCGGGGCCTTTCCCTCTATCAATTCTGCTGGGGAGATAATACCGGTTTACTACACGGCCTTACGAGATAACATCATTGCAGGCAATGCGGTTGATTGGAGTCAAAAAATGACTACCGAATACTCTGCGCTCCCCACCAAGATGACGTATAGTGTTAGTGGCTTCGGTCAACGGAATTTCTACATGATGAAGAATGACAATGCAGATGGTGAGGTTGGCGAGGATGAAACCGATGTCTATGCCCCCGGGAAAGGCATTATATGTGTTGACAATGAGGTGATTGATAGAAACAAAACTATCATTCAGCTTCCATTCTATGGTCCGTTTATTCGAGATATGCATCACCCAAAGCTATTTACTGGTAATACGATGAAGTTTTGGTATTTGGATAATAACGAAATAAAATCAAAGGAAGCCAAACCATGCTTTGGAATAATCAAACCATTGATTCAAATAGAGCATGGCCATCCAACTGGAGTGGAATGGATGGGAATGGAAGTCTGGAATGAATTTGCCACCATAACAACCGATGACTCTTATTCATATCTCTCAAAGATAATGGCAAACCCTATCGTTGTTGAGGAAAAACTGAACTTGAATGAGCACGATTTGCAAAACATAGACTACTCGGTTCCGGTATATCTGGCTAAGTACGGTGCTTACTTTGCCATCGTGTCTATTCAGCGTGATAGCAAAGGAATATGTAAATGTGAACTACTCAAACTTCCCGAAGAAGAATAAGACATGGCAGACGATGTAGTAACAAAAATATTAGAGATACAGGTTGACTATGGTGATTCAGTCGCTAAGTTAGCCGAATATCGCCAAGAGATTGAAAACATCAAGAAAAAGCAAGCCGAGCTCAAGCAAGCATTGAAGGAAGGCGCAATTTCTCAAGAGGAATACCATAAAAGTATGGAAGCCTCTAAGATTGCAACCGGGCAATTGAATACGGCTATTTCCACCATCAGTAAACAGGTAAAGAATCAGATAACCGCACAAAAGGAAGCTAACGGCTCCCTCGTTGCTTTGCGTGCCGAATTATCCAAATCCACAGCAGAGTATGATCATCTGAGCAAAGCTGAAAGAGAAGGAGCAAAAGGTTCTGCTTTGAAAGACCATATCAATGAAGTTACGGAAGCTCTTAAAGAAGCCGAGCAAGGCACACAACGCTTTCAGCGTAATGTCGGCAACTATGAAGGAGCAATGGAACCTGTTAAACAGCAGTTGAGAGAGTTGACAGAACAGCTTATCAATATGAAAGCTGCTGGTATGGATACTACTCCGGAGTTTCAGCAAATGATGGACCAGGCAGCCAACCTCAAAGATGCAATGGCTGATGTGACACAGCAGATCGGTATATATGCATCTGATACTGCACAGTTGGATGTTGCTGTTCAAGGCATCTCATCCCTTGTGAATATGTACACAATTTGGCAGAGTGTATCGAAAGGTGTTGGTATAGAGTCTGAAGCCCTCGATAAAACCATGAACGCTATCATGGGAACTATGGCTGTACTCAACTCATTACAGCAGATACAGAACGCTCTGCAAAAACAGTCTGCACTTGTAAGAGGAATAGATGCCGCCAAGACATGGTTGCAGAACACAGCTCTGGGAGCACACATGGCAGCTATTACCGCATCGACAGCAGCAACTGGTGGAGCAACCGTTGCCACTACTTTATGGAATGCTGCTCTATACGCCAACCCACTTGTTTGGTTGATTGGTATTATAGTTGCCGCTGTTGCCGCTGTTTACGGCTTAATCAAAGCATTTTCATTCTTTACATCTGATAGCGAAAAAAGGAAGGAAGCCCTTAAAGAAGAAGCTGCTGCGTTGGAATCTCTACATGAACTTAATGAAAAAGCCGTAGAAATGGCTGCTGCAAGAGGTGCTACGCAAGAAGAACAGCTGAATATGACCATCCGCAATCTTAAAGCCGAACAGGATGCGTGGGATAAGCACTTCGATAAAATCAAGGAAGAATATGATGAAGATGATGATGAATACAAGGACGCTCTTGACCGAAAGAAACAGGCTCATCAGGACTTTATAAACAGTCTTGATGATGGACTCATATATCTTACAAAGATTCAGACCGAGCAGCGTGAGTATGAGCGCAAAGAGGCTCTTGGAGAGTATGAGTACAAACGTACTCTAATCCGGGAACAAACCAAACAGCAGATTGAGTTGGCAAAGTCATTGCTCAAATACAACAAGATTACTAAGGCAGAGTATGATGCTCTTGTTGCTGACCTGAATAAATTGCAGACTCGAAAGATTGGAGAGGTCGATACAGCCGAGGCTGATGCCAATAAGAAAGCCGCCGACGCTCGTAAAAAGGCCGCAGCAGATGCCGCCAAATCTGCCGCTGACGCTGCCAAGAATCGTCAGGAGGAAGCAAAGAAGCGCGAGGAAGAATACTACAAGGAGGTTGAGAAAGCACAGGACGCTCTGCTTGCACTGATTAAAGATGGACTGGATAAGCAGTTGCAGGCTGAAAATCTCTCATATCAGCGAGGGCTGAAAGCCTTACAGGATAAGTTGGCCAAGTATAAATCCAACTCAGAGTATGACGTGAAAATGCGTCAGGCCCTCAACGACCAAATCTACGCTCTTACAACTGCTCATGAGCGCAGAGTTGCAGAATTCCAATGGTCGGAACATGAACGTCAGTTGAAGATTGCTCAGGAAATATTACAATCCAAACTGGAACTTATCAAGAAGGGAACCGCCGAGGAGTTACAGGAGAGATATAGCCTCCTTGCCAATGAACACCAGCAAGAGATTGACGCTATTGACAAACGAATTGCTGACGGGCTGCTTACCCAAGAGCAGGGCAACGAGCTAAAGTTAAATTTGGAAGAATCCTATCGACGCCGCCAGATAGAACTTGCCGAGGAATACGATCAGTTAGACCTTGATCGACAAAAGGCCGCACTCCAAGCTGAGATTGACGCTATGCAGTTGGCAGAAGATGAACGTCAACTGAAAGTCCGTGAGGGCCGCGAAATGTCTGATGAAGCCTATGCTAATTGGCGTCAACGAGGTCTCGAAGGATTGGAGGAGCATGAGCGTAATCTGCTTCTGAAACAAGAGGAAGCCGCAGCATCTGAACTGGAAGCATTACAGCAAAGGGGACAACTCTCAACACAGACCACAGAGGAGTATGAAGCAGAAATCCTTGCAGCTAAACAAAAATCTGCTAACGCTCAGAAGAATACCAATGATGCAATAATAAAGAATGAGCAGGCAAAGGCACAGGCGATGAAGGCTGTAACATCATCTCTGACCGGACTGCTCGACACCCTCGGCGAAAGCAACTCGGCATTTGCCAAGATGTCGAAAATCATCACACTCGCACAGATTGCGATTGATACTGGTAAGGCTCTGTCCGCAGGTATCGCCTCTGCATCATCTATGCCGTTCCCTGCCAACATCGCCGCTATCGCCACCACGGTAGCCACGGTGCTTGCCAATATCGCCACAGCAATCTCCACAGTGAAGTCTGCCAAGTTCGCCACTGGTGGTAAAGTCACTGGTCCCGGTACAGGCACATCCGACAGCATCCCCGCCATGCTCTCCAACGGGGAGTTTGTGATGACAGCAGCCGCCACCAAAATGTTTGAGCCGTTGCTGATGACGATGAACAACATCGGTCGAGGCGTACCGATGCAGGTACTCAACTCGTCGCAGAGCATCAATCAGGCAGAAATGCTTACAGACTCCTTTGAATCCGCCGCCCGTGAGATAAAGCCAGTTGTCTCCGTGGTTGAAATAACAGAAGCCCAGGACAGGGTGGAGATGATAGAGAACCTTGATACCTATTAATCAGCCATGACGAATTATGAATTACTGATAATGAACCGTAGTATGGTTGAGGTGCTGCTCTCCAACCATATCAACATCAACGACGTTCAGAACCTGCAAATATATGAGCAGTTTCTGGATATGAAAAAGCAAGGACACAAAGTGACTTACATCACAGTGTTCCTTGCTCATAAGTACGGAATGACGGACAGAGGCATTTACAAAATCATAAAGCGTCTGAGCCGTTCTGTGTCTGTCAATCAGCAGCCACCGTCAGGAGTGGAGAGCCAAACGCCTTGATGGTGTCCTCGCTGTCTCTGCCGGACACCGCCTTCCCCATAGCCAGTTCAATCCTGTCGAGAAGCCGGACTGCACGGTCAATGATGAAGCCGTCGAAGTCGTCGGCTTTCAGCAGATCATAGTCAACCTTGTGGGAAGTGATAGCCTCCCTCATCTGGTCTTGTGTAAGGCCCTTGTTAGCCATAGTACCTATGTATTCGCTCGGCGCACGACCACCGATAGAACGGTTGGTGCTTGCGTAGATAGGGGTCTTGTTGATGACGGAGTTCCACTTCGTTGAATCATACCCCTGCTGTTCGCAATAGTTCTGGGGGAAGATATGATGGATGTCAGTGCTTTCGTCAAGGTAGGTTGCAATATCCATCTTATTGGCGCTCATAAAGTCAAGCGGAGAATCCTGTAAGATAAGAGCCATAACGCCCTTGTAAGCCGCAGAGTTTCGTGTCTGCATAGAAAGTAACCTTCGGGGTTGGAAGCTTGCTCTGACCACAGTTTCCGGCTGTTCTCCGCCGTTTATTTGGTTGAACACATCCACGATGTCGGAGGCATAACGGGTTTCGTTGGCACCCCCATACAACTCGCCGAAGACGCCGCACCAGTACCAGTGGGCGAGGATGTCTTTGTTCGTCTGTATTTGCAGATTGATTCCTGCAATCTCGGCATAGGCGAAGATAGCCGCCAGAGGTACCAACTGTGAAGTATATGGAAGGTTTTGAGCAGTGAACACTCCTTGATTGATAAGGAAGCTCGCCGCCTTGATGAAGCCCGACACCAGATAATCCCGGTTTGCTTTGTAGTCGTCGAGAACCATCTTCAACACATCACGCTTCTTGCAGGAGACAGCAGCCGTTCCGTTCAATGACTCCCGATAGCTGATGAGCAGAGCCATCGCGGTAAGGAAGTTGGTGTTCTCTACCACCCGAAGAATGTCTGCCTGTTTGGTCGCCTTGAATGTCGCCTGAACATCACCCCAATCATCACGGAGATTGAACTCGTCAGCCGCAAATGTCGCAGTAACAAGCTCAAAGACCGTCAGCTTCACACCGCCAGTATTGACGTTCTCGAATATCTGACAGACAGCCTCCTTTGAGGTATCCTTCGTTACGTTGATGATAGGTATTTTGTATGACTGGATTTTCTGCAAGACTTGTTGGTTGAACTCTTTGAACAGCTTTCGGATTGAAGCATCGCCCTCATAGTAGTCGTTCAGCTCCAGCATCCAATCTGAGGAAGCCGAGAGATCGAGAGCAATGTTCAGAGGGTACATTAGCTCCTTAAACTCGTTCTCCCTGGTGGAGAGGTCAAGTATCACGGTTCTGCCGATGTCCTCGGTCAGTTGCTTCTTCTCGTTGATTGAGATGACGGCATCCAGTCTGTCCGCAGTCTGATCAAGAGCCTTGCGGATGTCGAGGTAGTAGTGGCGCAGAATTACTTTGTCCTTGTTGGTAGCCGGACGGGTAGCCACTGGCTCCGCAGTCTTGAAGACCTGGTATAAGGTTGTCAGGCGTTGCTGTCCGTCCAACACAAGGAAATCGGGTTCGTTGAGGTTGGTAGCCGTTACGCCTTCAAGGGAACGGTATTTGAACCTCACACTACTGTTGCCAGTCTGGAGAAACATAGCCGCTCCCATAGGGAAGCCGGAAGATATGCTCTCTATCAGCTTACAGATTTTACCATCATCCCACACCCAGCTACGCTGAAAGTCGGGGAGCTGTGCCTTTCCATTGCCGACCCAAGTCAGCAGCTCCGAAAGGTCATGGTCAACTGAATGGACTGCCATAATCAGAAGTCGTCAGTGAAGCTGCCCTTCTTGTCGGTCGCCACAGCCTCGGTTAGTATGTTATATTCTTTCGTCAGGAAGCCGGAGATTTTGTCCTTCTTCCATTCCTTCTCATAGTTGGTGTCGCCATTCAGCTCAATCCTAATCTTTGCAATGCCGGAGAGTAGCTGTTGTATCTGCTCTGGTGTCAGGGCATAGGTGGCATGGATGGTGAAAGTCTTGACGATGATGCCGCTGACATTCTTCACCTCGCCTATGTTGTCGGAGAGTGTCTTGTTTGAATACTCTGTCAGGGTCAATACATCGCCGTTGGATGTCTTGACAAGCATCCTCGCCCCAGCCGGAGCTGATATCGGCTCACTGGAAGCCAGTGTTGCATCAAGATAATACTGGACTGCACCATCTTTGACGGAGGCGGACAGACCCAGTGAGAGAACGACCTTATCGGACATACTTCGGAATGGTTTTGACTCACAGGAAATAAGCCGTAGCCCGGTGTCGGTTACCCGGTCATCAACTATTTTCTGCGCTGATGCTGAAAGCGAAACAAGCATCAATGTCAAAAAGTAAATAACTTTTCTCATTGTAAGGAGTTGTTTTATTGTTTATCTTTGTTCTCATCACAAAGGACAACAAAAGGCGTGGACTACTTGTAGAAGCCTCGGTATCGCCAAACACCGCTTCACAGCACAAGTAAGCCCACGCCGTGTGCGTAGGCATTACCTTGTAGCGCTGTGAAAAGTTAAAATTGGTGATTTTAGGCTTTCAGCTCACAAGTTAACGCTTTCGTTATTCCTTTATGTCCGGTATAACAGCGGTCAAAGGCTGCCAAACCAAGTGCAAAGATAGTCAAAAATAGCTGATTTAAGGAGATTTCACACTGAAAATATTGTGTATATGATTAGTTGCCCCGCAACCGTCGTAGCGAAATTCTTGAAAAACAAAGCATAAGATAGTGAAAATAAAGGAGTTATGATTTCCGCATATCATTTTTTCTTGATTAACTTTACAGAGTCAAAAATCACAAACTTTGATAATGTCTTAAATCAAGAAGGTATGTATATATCGAATGCAATCCAGGAGCCGGGCATGAAGAAGTTCTACTCATCCGAGTTCGGTTTCCTCCACGCCATCATTGCCGATGGTAGGCTGTGGTTCAACATGACAGACCTTTGCAATGCCCTCCGTATGGCTCTGCGGGATGCTAAGAACGAGTGTGAACTTGCCAACTGTGAAGTCAGGGAGTATAATGTACGCAGAGCCAAGTTCACGAGCTGCAACTGCTATGTTGACGAAGACGGGATGCACACCATCATCGTCGAGAGCCGGAAGACAAGAGCCAACGCCTACCGTCAGTGGATTGAAGCTGTTGTCTGCTTCTCCCTCCGCAATCCCCAAAAGTCGCTCGCCCTGCATGAGCTGGATCTCACTGGCAGGGAAACATTGTGGGAGGTCAGGAAAGCCTATATGAATCAGGCGAAAGCCAACGAAGCACTCGCCAAAGCACTGGTCGAAAAGTTTGTTCAGGAAGCCACCGCAGAGGAACAGAAACGCCGTAGTAAGACAGCCAAGACAAAGAAATCCTCCAAAGCCAAGAAAGCATCGGGGAGCAAAGGAACATCATCCCCCAAGTCGGCACCGAAAAAGACCAAGACGATAGAGCCGAAGCCCTTCATCCCATTGGACGGACACATGACGGTTGAGCAGTTCTTCAGGGATGAAATTCCTTACGATGAGTTCTGCTATTACCTTGATGGCTTGCTTGCCGATGCTCAGGCTCACATAGTTCTGCTCGACAAGAAAAGCCAGTGGGAGGCACAGCACAGAATCAATGTCATTACCGTCTTTGAGCAAATGCTTAAAGCCAACGCCGGGAACATCAAGTATGTCCCGAAGGTCGCCTGTTTCTGATGATTTGTAAGCAAAAGTTAAACTTGAAACTTTCTCGCAAAAGCTCTGCATTTTAATTAGTTATGGCTTTCGTATTTCTAACTTATTGATTATCTTTACAGTAGAAAATAAAACAAGAACCACAAAGTCAAAGAAGATGAAGAAGATATTCAAAGTAGGAGATTTTGTAGCATTTGACTATGAGCCCTATATGTGCATGAAGATAGTCGCTGTTCACGAAAACGGTTTGGTTGACATCAACTGGGGAGGTAAACTCATTCTGAACCATGAAACAAACCACCTCATTCTTAGCAAGGCTATCATCTGTGGCAAACCTGTCAATGTTCAATAATCTTAAAATCAAAGAAGATGAGAAAGTTTGAGACTCACATAGAAGATGCAGAAGTTAGTTGCACATTAGTCGTTCGCAACCAATGTTGCCCCGATGAGTATGAGGTTGACATCCAAGTTGACAATATGCTCTACCGCATCTACACACTGGTAGGACCCTTCGAGCAATATGAAGCCGTCTGCAACCGGGTTTATACCGAATGGAAGAACGGCTACCATAATGACGTAATCCCCGAAATAGTATAAGTCATGGAAAAGAAAGTATATCTCTTGTATTCCGGCAATGCGTGGTTGAACACCTCATCTCTCCAGTTGCTCTCGGTATGTAGCACCGTCGAAAGAGCCATAGAGCTTGCAGTCGAACACGCCAAAGATGGAGAAGAACCCCTCGACGATGAATCGATAGAAGAACTGGACTCGCAACGTCAGACCTACGGCAGGGATGAGAACTACCTCATTTGTGAGACCGAGTTGGATGAACTTGACTGAACCCCTAAAAGCAAAGATATGAAGCAGAAAGTATTTCTGGTGTATGTGCTGATTGAGTATTCAGCCGAAAGCACCACCGATGCCCATTATGTTTACTCATCCATTGAAAAAGCTCACGATGCAATGACACGAGAGATAGCCGAAGCCAGAGAGAACTTCGACATCGAAAGCGGTGGATTTATCTCTCATACCGACCGCAGTCAGGAGTGGTGCAACGATTACGGACAAAGCTACTCCATCGGCATAGAGGAAATGGAGGTGCTGTAAAAAATTCCGACACCGCAGAAAAATAAATGGCGGTTGATTTTCGCACCTCAAACATAATGATTAACTTTACATTAGCAAATAAAGTAAACCTAAATAGAAAGAAGATGAACAAGAAAATTGTAAAAGCATTGTTCTCCTATGCTGTAAGCAAGGAACAGATACGTCCGATTATGCAGGGCGTACATTTTGAGGAGGATGTATGCGTAGCCACCGACACCCATGTGTTAGTCGTGTACAAAGCATCGAACCCGGCACTTGCCGGCACCACCAAGCTCGAAGACGGCACGGACATCAAAGGAACGTTCCCAGCCTTCAAGAGAGTAATCCCTAAGAAAGCAGGCAACCCGGTCAACTACAACTGGAGCCAAGTGTATCGGGCAATCAAGTGGTTTAAGAAACAGGAGAACCATCATCCCGATGACAGGCTCGTTGTCGGCGATTGCCATGTTTCAATGGCGGTGCTGCTCAATGCCCTCGAAGTTTTCAACGCCGCCGGAGACCTCGGCTTCATGAAAGTCTCGACGATAGACCCGTCGCGCCCAATACTCCTTGAATCTGAACAGCTTACTGCCGTAGTGATGCCGTATGCTTCACAGCCGGAGAAGGTTGACCTTGAAAGACAGGACTGCGAAAGCGTGGTAGTTTCCTATGCTAACCTCATCAATACCTACGCAATAGAGAGTGCAAAGCCCAAAGAAGCCAAAGTCGAAATGGCTTGGCTGTAATCCCAAGACTGGAAATTAAAACAATAATATGCAAGTAAATGAAATCAAGCTTTCAGAGATAGCTACAAGCGCTCTGAACCCACGCAAGACATTCGACGAGACAGAGTTGAAGGAGCTTGCACAAAGTATCGAAGCCAACGGACTGATTCAGCCTGTAACTGTCCGCAAAATCAATGGTGAAGACGGCAAGAAGTATGAAATCGTATGTGGCGAGCGCCGCTTCCGGGCAGTTACCCTGCTCGGCAAGGAAACCATACAAGCCGTAGTGAATGACCTCGATGACAAGCAGGCATTCGCCTGTATGGTCATTGAAAACCTCCAACGCAAGGACATCGACCCGATGGAAGAAGCACAGGCGTTGAAGTATCTCTACAACAAGGGAGCCGTTTCGGTCAAGGAGATAGCGAAGATGCTCGGCAAGAGCCAGAGCTTCGTTGTCAACCGCATTCAGTTGAACAACATCATCCCGGAGTTCGTCGCCTTCCTCAGAGAAGGAGTATTGAACCTCGTGCATCTCCAAGTAATCAGCAATCTCCGCAAGGATCAGCAGAAGATGTTGCTGGAGCTACGCTTTCAGCCCTCGCAGATGGAACGCTGGGAGAGCAAGATTCCGAAGGTGGAGACGCTGAAAGCATGGATAGATGAAAGCGTCATGGGTCTGCTGTCCTCAGCTCACTTCGACCCCGAAGATGAGACCTACACCTCCTGCAAGGAGAAGACTGGGTGCCAGTCCTGCAAAGGATGTAAGTTCTGCACCGCCACATTCCCGACACGTTTCAAGGAGACCGACAATCCCCGGTGTATGAATATCGAGCTGTATCGGCTCAAAAATCAGGAGGCAGTTCTGCGTAAGGCAAAAGAATCTGGTCTGCCGTTAGTCTATGCCGGGAGCAAGGAAGACAACGCCACCATCATTTCTGCCGCCAACGCAATGTTGCTGTACCCACAGCCACTCGGGAGCCGTGAATACCTCGTCGTGCCGGAGCCGCCTGTCAGGGAGAATTTCTCCGATGAAGAAAAGTACAACATCCGTTACCAGTCCTACGAAAGAGTCAGGGGTGTATTCGATGACAACCTCAACGCTGGCATGATTGTCGAAGTCTTTGAGGTGTCCTTTCACGGGAACCTCAGTGGAGAAGTCAAGTATCTCTACAATGTCAAGACAGATGAGAACGGCGACGCAGACCGTGTTCAGGAGGCACAGGCTAACCGACTGACTGAAATCCGCACACAGCTCCGCACCGTAGAAGAAAAGAAGCAGGAGGACCGCGTAGAACGTCAGCGAGCCTTCTTTGAAGGCTCCACATCATTCTCCGAGAAGCCCGGCGCCGTCGATGAAGTAGAAGAAAACGTGTTCCTCGCCCTGCTTGCCAGCAGTCTGCCCGCCACCTTCCGCAAGAACATCGGTCTCGACCTTGAATCATCCAAAGACATGAGCCAGTCCTTCGAGAAGGTCAGCTCCAACAAGGCTGTAATCATGCGTGAGTTCATCCGCACGATGCTTTCCGACAAGAAGGTATGTTACTCGCAGGGGTTCGCCAATCTGCTTGACATCACAATGAATCATACCTACGCCGGAGATGTAGCCGTCATTGACAAGGACCTCGCCGCAGAGTATGAAAAGAAGTGCGAGACCTACGAGAAGACCATCTCGGAACTGGAAGCCGCACTCAAAGCAGCGCAGTCCAAATCCCAAGAAGCCCAGGAAGCCACAGAAATGCCCGCAGAAGACACGCCGGAGGCTCAAACAGACAAACCCTCATCCGACACAGAGAACGAGCCGCAGGAAGCCTCTAATGAAGCCACAGAGGTAGCCGACGGAGGAACCTCACAGACGGAACAGAAAGAAGCGTAATCAATCGGAGTTGTCAGCCCGGACATTTGTCTATGGCTGACAGCTCCACATCACTCCACAAATAACGTAAAATAAGAAAATATTATGAAGCTACTATTTTTCGACTTGGAGACTACTGGCACGCAAGCCGACAAGCACGGCATCCATCAGTTGTCCGGCAGTATCGTAATCAACGGCGAAGTGAAGGAGAAATTCGACCTCCGCGTCCAGCCTCATCCCGGAGCCGTCATAGAGCAGGGTGCCCTCGACGTTGCCGGAGTAACACAGGCGCAGATAATGGCGTACCCTCCCATGCGCGAAGTGTACGACAAGTTCATCAATATGCTGTCAAAGTATGTTGACCGCTACGACCGCTACGACAAGTTCTTCCTCGTCGGCTACAACAACGCCTCCTTCGACAATCAGTTCCTCCGTGCCTGGTTCGGACACAACGGGGACAAGTATTTCGGCTCATGGTTCTGGGCGAACAGCATCGACGTTATGGTAATGGCAACCCCATACCTCGCCGACCGTCGCAGTCAGATGGTCAACTTCAAGCAAGGTACCGTAGCCAAGACCCTCGGCATCACTGTCGAAGATGACAAGCTCCACGATGCCCTCTATGACATCGACATCTGCAAGGCAATCTACGATATAGTCTGTGCCAAATACTGATACCGCCATGAAGTTCGTACAAATCCACACCCTTGCGGTCGATGATAAGACCGCAGAGGTTACAATCAAAGGTCCGACCTCCCCGATGCTCGCAGCGCAGGCTGTAACCGAAAGCGACGATTTCAAGAAGATTCCGATGACCGGACTATATGAGCTTGAAACCGAAGACAAGGAGTTGTTCACTACCATGCTCCACGCCGACGTTGACCCGCGCCGAATCCCCATCTACTGCATAGAGCTTATGTTCAAGCACTACGTCGTTGTTGGAGACCTCGGCACCGACACGCTCCCCATCCTCATAGACCTCGGCGACAGCGTTCCCACGGTTGCCCCGGTGTATCAGGAGTTCCCCTGGATTAAGGTTCCGCCAGTGGATGATATTGTCGCTGCTCTCAAAGAAATTGACTCATTCAAGAACCGGGAGACCTACCGCAAACTGGTAGATGGTTTCTGCGACAAGTGGTTCCTCCATAGAGGGCGAGGCAAGATTATGATTGCCCGCAAAGCAAAGGATATTGATGTTACCCGATGGTGGTACCATCTGAAACCCGGTCAGAAGCGCACGATCATGAAGTCCTACTCCAAGTGAGCATCATCCCAACGTCACAGAAGGCATCCTCCGGGGTGCCTTCTTTTGTATCTGTTAGCAAAAGTTAAACTTGTATTTGATGAAAAATAATTGCGTAATACGCTGTAAATAAATGAGTTATGACTTTCGCACCTCAACTTTAATGATTAACTTTACAGTAGAAATTAAAACATAACCTATAAAGTCAAAGAAGATGAAAGTCAACAAGTCAAAGTTATTTAAGATTGCTCATGCAATCCTCCGAAAAGGAGAAGCCGAGAATTTCAGCCAAGCTCTGAAATCTGCATGGAAGGCAATCAATGTTTACTCCCGGATGCTTGTAGGCAGCGTGGAGTTTACCTTCAAGAAGGTCAATGGCGAAATCCGCCACGCCATCGGGACGCTGTTCAACCTCAACTATGTAAGAAAGACCACAGGCGAAGGCGATGCCAAGAACGCAGATGTAATCTGCTTCTGGGACTGTGAGAAAGAAGCCTTCCGCTCATTCAAAGCCGCAACCCTCATCTAAGACAAGAAGCCATGAGTAACCCCCATACCTACGAGCAAATCGAAGAAGCCATCCGCAAGGCTCCGAAAGGTGGTAAGTACCGCCTGCTCCTTCAACGCATCATAGACGGACATAAGTGCCGCGCATACGCAAGAGTCGTAACCTTAGACGGCACGCAATACTGGAACATAGATTACCAGGTCATCGGTCTCTGCGACGTGCATTCTCGCGTGATGAAGATGTTCGACATCATCTCGGAGAAGATAGACAAGATGAAAGAAAAAGCCCACATCGTCCTTTGGCGATACTAAATCGAAAGCTATGAAACTGACAGACGAACAAGTTCAGGCAATTGTAGATGATATAGTCTCCAAGATGGAAGCCATCATCGAAGACCCCTGTGACGGAGATTATTCGGACTTTGAATGTTACGAGGACGAGTATGGTCATTGTTACAATTTTGGCTCACACTCTATTGAATCGGAGTTGGAAGAAATCGGCATAGACGGGCTTCCTGGCATCCCTGCTGATGACAGCGACATCTGCATTTCAGCCGACTATACGGTAGATATAGACTTCCACGATGATTACGACCCCGGAGATTACTGGACGCCGCCAGCGGGAGGCATAGAGCTTGACAAGGTAGAAGCAAGTGTCTCAGATGTGGATATTGAAATCTCCATCCTCAACCAAGAGACTGATGAGTACGAGGACGTTGAAGTTTCAGAAGAGCAGAGAAAGCTCATAGTAGAGAAAGTAAACAAACAGATTTGTCCCACAAGCAAGAAAGAAGTAGCATAAGCCCACAAGAATATGAAACATCAAAAACTGATAGACAGAATCACAGAAATAGCGGAATCCGATGGATGGTCGGTGTCTGTCGAAGAAAGGAAAGACCGTGAAGACACGTTGGAGTTTACCTTCGGCAAGTACTCCGATGCAGATCAAGACTTCTCCTTTTATGTGGAGATGACAGACGGAGACATCTACACGCTGATAGAGGAAATTGACCGCTACCACGAAGACTACGATCCCGATGAAGAAGCACTCCTTTGGCTCGGTCCCGACGGGCATGGAATGAATGGTGCCCCATATCGGATGACTGATGTAGTTAAGGACATGGAGCAATGTGAAACCTTTATCGGGGAGCTGTTGGAACTGCTTGTAGAAGCCAACAGGAATGAGTGCCTGTATGCTCTCGAAGATGAAGACGAAGAAGATAACGACTAAAAGCCAAGACCATGACAACCGAAGAAAGTTTTGCACAACTGGAAGCATTGCAGAGCGAGAAGAACCCCTACGACATGACCCGTGAAGAATGGCTGTCATTCACACAGGAGCAGAAGAACGTCCGCTATAAATTGCAGCTCAAATGGAAGGAGAAGCAAGAGGCGAAAATCCTCCAAGCCATCTACAACATCGTTCCAAAGGTAGGCTTGCCCTGCACGATTTGTTACTGGAGCGACAAACGTGCCGCCACAGTAAGCCGCATAATCTCCGACCGGAAGATAGCAGTACGGCACAACAAGACCAACTGCCTCGACTGGTATGGTAGCCAGTATGAAATACTGCCGGAGCTTGAAGAAGGCGAGGACATCTTTACCAAGCGTAAGAACGGAGCCTGGTGCATGGAAGGTCAGGCTCTCAGAGATGGTGTCATATTGATGCTACACTACCAAAGACACTACATAGATCCCAGTTTTTAACTGAACCGATAGCAAGCGTTATCATATACGTCCAATTTCATTTGTAGATGGAGCTTTTAGGATTGCTCCATCTTCTTTTTGCTGTTTCCGATAAGAGTTGACTGCTTGATGATAGCCTTCTTTGTGGCGATAGAGCCTCCGCCGCTCAGACCGCAATGAAGCAGATAGGACTTCTTCGCTCCGATGTCCTCGGCTGTCAGCAGCGAATAGACTGCCGTAATGCTTGAAAAGTAGTAGTCCTTTCTTTCTCCTCTCGGACGGGAGAAAATGTGAACATGGATAACCTTAGCCATATAGCAAATATTCCAAATGATTGTTATTTGGAGCAAAATTAACACGCAAAATCAGGAGTAACCTCATAGCAACCGATGAAGTAACTGAACGACAGTGTTCACTCTAATTCATAGCACTTTATATATGTTTGTCAAGCCTTGAAAGTAACTTTGCGATAAAGTAATTCACAAAGCTATGGCAATCCTTAAAATTTACAACGACATTGTTGGCGAAGAAGATAAAGTCATGCTCCAGATGTGGGAGGGCATAGACGGCATCTGCTTCAAAGATATTGACGGCTTCCTCGCCAGTATGAAGCCCGACGATGATGAGGTTGACATCCGCATTCATTGCCGTGGCGGTGATTGTGTCGAAGGATGGGCAATCTACGACAAGCTCCGTCAGTCCGGCAAGACAATCTCCTGTACCGTCGAGGGCGAATGTTCGTCGATGGCTACCATTATCCTTCTTGCCGCACCTCTTGAAAGGCGACACGCAACAGACAACTCCCACTTCTGCATCCACAATCCAGCCGCCGCATGGCCCGACCTCGGTTGTCACGATCGTTTCACAGCCGATGCCATTGACGCAGGGATCAAGAAGCTCGGCTTACAGGTTGAGCAGCTTCGCAACGAGCAGAAAAAAATCCTTTCGCTGTATGTGGACCGCACTGGCGCAGATGAAACCGAACTCCAGGAGCTTATGGATAAGGACATTTTCATCAATGCTGACCGTGCCCTTGAACTCGGCTTTATTTCGGAGGTGCTTGCACCCATCACCGCAAAGCGTATAAGAACATTTAATAACATCAAATCAACCCGCAAAATGAACAAAAAGAAAGCAAAAGTAAGCGTTGAGCGCGGTGTAATCTCGCGCCTCCTCGCAAAGGCTGGCTACAAGAAGCTGTCCGACGTCAAGATGAACGCCCTCGCAGTCACCGCTGCTGACGGTACTGAACTGACCATCGAGCGTGAGGAAGGCGAGCCGCAGGTCGGCGACGCCGCTTCTCCCGACGGCGAGTTCGTCATGGAAGACGGCTCCACCATCATCATCGCCGATGGCGTAGTAACTGACATTGTGCCTGCCGACGACGACGTGACCGCCGAAGGTCTCGACGAAGACGAACTCATGGAGAAGGTCGAGGAGCTTCAGACCGAAAACGAAACCCTCACCGAGGAGGTCGATACCCTCACTCAGGAGAAGGAGGAACTGGAAGCCCAGCTCGAAGCCCTCAAGGGTGCCCGCGTCCTCTCGTCCAACGAGAAGGTCATCCTCGCCAAAGTCAACCGCGCCGGCGGTCTCGCATGGCTCAACAAGGTATGCGCATCATCTTCTAAGGAATCGCCCGCTGGCCGTGGCTTCCGTGAGAACCGCAACGGCGGCGCCGCACAGGAGACCCCCGTTCAGAAGGCTCTCCGCGAGAAGAAGGAGGCTCTTGTCAAGAAGCGCAATAAGTAAACAGTTCCCCAACCTCCATTAACAAGTAAATTTTAACGACAATGATTAACTTCAAAAATTTCACCGTCGATAATGGTGCGATTCGGGACCTCTCCGAGCTCCTGTTTCTCAGCACCTTCAACGACCCCGACCTTGAAGTTGTCTGCACCACCGAGACTGGTGTGTACGACGGAAAGAAGCTCGGCTACATCGACAGCCTCGGTGATGTAGGTAAGAACGCCTCCGGCTGTTCGCCCACATACGAGAACATCAACGTGACTGGCATCGAAAAGACCTGGGAACTCGGAGACTATCAGATTCCTCTGAAAATCTGCTACGACGACCTGGAGAACACCATCGCCAAGTATTCGCTCAACACTGGCACTGACCGTGACGAAATCATCGGCACCGCCTACTGGAACGATATCGTCATTCCTCTGCTGACCCGTGCCATGCAGGAGATGCTGTGGCGTATCGCCTGGTTCGGCGACAAGGATGCCAAGAACATCGCCGACAGCGGTCTGCTCACGGCAGGTATCAACAAGGACCTGTTCACAATGGCCGACGGCTTCTGGAAACGCCTCAAGGCAATCACCACCGCCAACGCTCATCAGCTCACCACCATCGAAGCCAACACCAAGAAGGACACCAGCGCCACACCGAAGGTTACCTATGCTACGCAGAAGGCAGCCATTCGTGAGGAAGGTGTCGCCATCGGTATCGTTGACTCGATGCTCTCTGACGCTGACTCACGCATCTTCGACAAGCCCGACCACGCCATCTTCATGACGAACTCACTGTTCAAGGCCCTCCGCAACGACGTGAAGCGCCTGCACAACCTCCAGCTCGAACTGGAGATGGTTACTTCCGGCATCCAGCTCTCCAAGTATGACGGACACCCCGTAGTGGTGTGCGACATCTGGGACCGCATGATCAAGAAGTATGAGGACAACGGCACGTCGCTCAACTGCCCGCACCGCGCCCTGGTTACTTCCGCATCGAACCTGTTCATCGGAACAAGCGACACGGATGCCATCGCCAAGACGGACATCACCTTCGACCATGTAACTCGTCTGAACCACATCTATGCCGCCTCGAAAATCGGCACACTCATCGGAGAAGACGACCTCGTTCAGGTTGCATTCTAAATCCCAATCATCATGAGCACTCAGAGTTGTGACTATAAGCTCGCCGCAGATATGATGGCGAATTGTGAGAACCCTTCCACAAAGGGTCTCCGCAACTATGGCTATCTCATCAACTACGATGATATAGACTTTGAAAGCTGTGTCCGCGATGAGAGCAACCCCAATGTCCTGACCACTCTGGTATTACAGACTGGCAAGAAAGCCTATCGTATGTACGTGCCCGGTAAGACTCCTTACACGGGCACGAACAAGGCTCTCGCCGAAGGCACATACCGCAAGAACTTCACGAAGGGTGTAAGCCTCGTGATACTCGACAACGGTCCCGATGTGGTCAAGGACATCATCAACCCTCTGGCAAACGGTCTGTTTGTCGCCATCCTGGAGAACAAGTATGGCGGCAAGGACGGCAAGAACACCTTCGAGATTTACGGCTTCGAGCAGGGTCTTTCGGCTACTGCACTCGCTGATGACAAATACTCGGAGGACACCGAGGGTGGATGGTCCGCCACACTGGAGGAATCGGGCGCTCCCTCTGCCGGAATATTCCTGTTCAACCAGTCCGTTGCGGCTACCCGCACAGCACTGGCATCCCTTGTAAGTGGTACCTAACAGTTTGTCGCCATGACATACGAAGAAACCATGACCCGTCTCAAAGAAATGGAAAGCCGTTACCAAGACGGCTTTTCATCTCTTGACCGCTCGCTTCTCGATAGCCTGTACTTCAACATCTTTGGCAGAGAAATCTCCAACAGAGGTTGTAGCGACTGCTATCGGGATGCTTATATGGAAATACTCATCTATCTCAAAAGAAACAAAGCCATGCCTAAGAAATCCGATTTCGTGCTGAAACCGGGAGCCATCATCACATTCTTTGGGGAGCCGAAATGCTACTCAAACGCTAACATCACTGATGAAGCCGCCCTCCGCTTTCTCGCCATGAATCCTTCCAACGAAAAGCTGTTTGAGCATCTGCCCGAAGGCTGGAAGTCCCGGCTCCCCAAGTCCGACACTCCCGAAGTCGAAGACAAGGATGCCGTCATCGCTCGTCTGACGAAGGAGAACGAACAGCTCCGCAAAGAAAACGAAGATCTGAAATCCTCTGCCCCTCGCAAGAAAGGCAAGAAGAAGTCAGAGCCTGAACCCACTCCCGCTCCTGCCGCAGAAGCCTCTGCCGACGAGCCTCCCACAGAGACCGCCCCGGAGGAAGCAGCAGTTGAGACCGCCGAAACTCCCGACCCCTCCGACGCTGATGAAGTCAGCATCGAAGAACCCGAAGAAGCTCCCGACCAGGAGTAATACCCACCACCTCCCAACCGATACCCAAGAATGAATGTCAATAACGTAATCAGACCGCGCAAGAGGTTCAGCACCTCATATCTAAGCCAGCTCAATATCCAAGCCTATGGCTCCGATAACCTGTATCCGCAAAGGATGAGTGACCTTATTGAAAACAGTCCGACAGGTGGCACTTGTCTGGAGCGTTATCAGACATTCATTGAGGGTAACGGATTAAGCAACACCGATTTTTCGGAGTATGTCTGCAATCACAAGGGAGAAACCATTGATGATATATTCTCCCTCATAGCACAGGACATCGCCAAATATAACGGCTTTGCCCTGCACGTCAATTACAATCTCGCTTGTGAAATCTGCGAGATACAGCACATCCCCTTTGAGAACTGTCGTCTTGAAGAAGAAGACGATGCCGGATGTGTAACCTACATCAATGTTCATCCCGACTGGGAAGGAAACAAGACACGCAAGGGGAGAAGAATCAATGTAAATCGCTCCACTGTAAAGAAATATTTCACATTCAATCCCATCCCCTCCGTAGTGATTAACCAAATCCAATCTTGCGGAGGCATAGAGCATTATAGCGGACAGGTATTGTGGGTGTCGTTGAATGGCAAGTACACCTATCCCAAACCCATCTACGACAAGGTTGTAACGAATCTTTCCACCGACGAAGGTCTTGATAATGTCAAGTACCGCAATGTCCGCAACGGCTTAATGCTGTCCGGTCTTTTCGTTCACAAGAAAAGCGTCCAGTATGAGTTCGATGAGAACGGCAATGCCAAAGAGAAGGAAGATTTCCAGTATGACCTCAGTGACAGCCTTGATGCCTTTCAGGGGGACAACAATGCCTGCTCCATCATGGAGATTGTCGTCAACTCCGAAGATGATAAGCCGGAGTTCATCAATGTAGAAGGCACCAACTACGATGACAAGTTCACAGTAACAGAGTCAAGCACAACAGAACGAATTTACTCCGCTTTCGGTCAGGAGCCGTGGTATTGCATCAGAATAGGCAAACTCGGCTTCTCAGGCGATGTCCTGGCCGAAGCATACGAATATTACAACTCATACGTCAGCAAGCAGCGCAGAGCAATTTCCAGAGCCTTGAAACGCATCTTCGACCACTGGTTTGAAGTTGCCAATCCCTCGGACAATTATGAGATAGAGCCGCTTGTCTACATCTCCAACAAGTCGGCAGAATCATCCCCCATAAATTCCAAAAAAAACTGATATGGAACATTTGATTACTCCGGCAGAGGTCGCCAAATATGGCAGACCCATCAGCAAAAATACCGATGAAGACAAGCTCAACGCGTACATCATAGAGGCAGAACAGATGAACATAAAGCCAGTCCTCGGAGACTCGCTTTTCCTTTCCATCCTTGAAAAAGGAGAAGACGATGAGAAGATTGGTATGCTTCTTAAAGGTGGCACATATCAGTCGGGAGAAAAGATTTACACCTTTGTCGGACTGAAAGCTGCAATGTCCTACTATGTCTATGCCAAATACTTGATGGTCGGCGACTTCAACGCCACCCGGTTCGGTGTGATGATAAAGGAGGACAATTACTCATCCCACATCTCATCGGCCGAAAGGTCAAATGCTTACAGCGATACTCTGGAGGTAGCCAACTGCTACCTTGAAGATTGTATCGCATACTGTAAGCGCAACGGTTTGATGTCCGGCAACCCCGGTGCGCAGAAGGCATCAGGCGCAGTGAAAATCAGAAAAATCGGAAAACTTTAATACAACTCACAATGGGATTAAACAACAAGACCAACTTAAAAAGTCAGGCGAGTACCATTCGGCACGAGTACCAGGATGGTCTGAATACCGCTGAAAGGGTCGGTAAGGTTCTGGAGGAGATTATCGAAAATGCCGATGCTTCTCTGACTACTGAAACCAATTCTCGCACTTCTGCGATAAACAGCACCAATCAACAGCTTTCGATAGTTTCCAATACTGCTACGACAGCATACAACGAAGCTAAGGACGCTAAGTCAAGGGCGACTAACGCACAGGCGGCAGCCGCAGCCGAAGCGACGGCTCGGCAACAGGCGGATGCCGCGCTTGGGCAGCGTATAGACGTGGAGCGTGAAAAGAGCGTGGAGCGCGATGATTTGCTTGCGGAGAAGGTTGACAATCTTGAAATCGAGACGACGCGAACAACCAGAGGGCTGAACGACGAGATAGCCCGTGCTCTTAATGCTGAACGGAACCTCACCAAAGCAATCAGCGACGAAAGAGTACGTGCGACAACATCAGAACAGCTGATTCGCGATAATTTGGATGTTGTGGACGGCGACTTGAGGAGCTTGCTTGCCAAGGCGGGTTTGCCCGGAGGGATGGTGCTATTAAGCTCAAACGGGACTATTGCCGCGCGTTTCATCCCCGGAGCGATGGACGATGTAAAAGCTTTCTCAGGATGCGTCAACTCGTCGATATTCGAGGAGAATGGCGTTCGCTTCTACGATGGCACGGAGGATACGTCGGCCGCGTCCAACAGCTATGTGGTCTACGATACACACCTGCAGATGTTCCTGCTAAAGCAGTATGCCGGAGGGGGAACGTATGATTTCTACCGCACATGGGGTGATGCCGAATTGTGGAATGATCTTGATGCGGGCTCCCCACATGACGACAAGGTGTATGTGGACCGCACTACTAATAAGACATATCGCTGGGCGGAGGATTACGGACTTGTAGTAATCGGCACGGATCTCGCACTGGGAGAGACGGCATACACGGCATATCCCGGCAACCTCGGGGCGCAGTTGGCCCGGGATTTATCCGACGAGGAGGCGAGCCGGACGGATGCCGACGGGCTTTTGCAGGAGCAAATCACCGGGCATCGCCGCGAGTTTCACTACCTGCCCGATAACTATGATACGGAAAATGCGCTATTCGCCGCCGCCGGCACATATGTCATTTCCACCAAGCCTATCAAGCCCGGGGCGCTGCTGCTGGGCTGCGTAGATGAGTGCTGGGGTGTATACCAATACACGTATTTGCCTCAACCCGACGAGTCCGAGGCATCGGCCCAATCCGACGATGCGGCGCAAGCCACTCCGGCAGCTGCCCCTCCCGCCGTAAAACACGACGCCAACATCGCCAACCCTGAGAACTGGGTGCGTCTGGCAACGTTGGCAGATGTTGAGATTCTACGCAGCGAGGTGGCCGGGCTTGCCAATACCACGAAGGATTTCAACGACGATTTTTCCGAGGATTTCAGCAACTAACAAAACGATAAATCATGAAGACTATAGACGAACTTAAAGAGATGGTGAATTCGACAATCACCACCAACGGTACAAAGCAGATTGCGGGGGCCGACCTGCGCAACGCGCTTCTGGAAATCATCGAGAGGGCGTGCGCCGGCGGAGCAACGCGCACGCGGATGTACGTTCCGGCAAGTATGCTCGCTGATGGACTTCCCGGATTGACCGATGAGCAGCAGGCGGAGAATGCCGAGCTGTATGCGGCTGTCAAGGATGCCCACGACAACGGGGGAGCGTATCCGATGGTGGAGATGTATGCCATCCTCGATTCGGAGAATGTAGTATATTCCCTGAACGGCGACGTGATATGCGGGCAGCTTGAAGAGGAAGGTTTCGTGGTTCTGGTCGTGAATCAGAATCTTGGTCAGATGGTGCTTGCTGAGGACGGCAGCGTGAGCGGGCTTGACACAAGCAGCTACAGCCTTTCGCCCGCAAGAATGTCAACTCTAAATCTCGCACATAATGGCTAAGGAAACGATAAATCAGCTGATTGATCGGGTCGTCGGGTCGTCGGGGCTGCTGCGTGTACCGGCATGGTGGATGCGGCGGGTTCTGACGCGCATGGTTCAGGAGTACACGCGCGGCATCGCGGGTGTGAAGAGTTCGCTGGCGGGAGTGAAGAGGCAGACAGAAGAAAGCCTGAGGGATATTAATGGTTCTATTTCCTCGATGGACAATCGCATAAGCTCTCTGCAAAGGGACTACAACTCGTTGAGCACCAATTTGAACAATGAGATAACTACCGTCACCAATGCTGCCGCTGCCGCACAGAAGACTGCTGATAAGGCAGAGGCCTTTCTGCCGAGCGTGAAGGTGACGGCGACGGGGTCGACTTCGGTATTTATTGACGATTCATCCGTAACTCTCAGCGCCGGAACAACAGAGGTGCATTATGGCAAATCGTTCGGCTTCCGGAATAAAAGTAACATTTCGGAGATAGACCTGAGTAACGCATGGCGGATGGCTTTCGGCCTGAAGCAACTGTTTTACTATTGTTCGGCCAGTAAAATATCGTTCAGCCAACCGGTGGACTCCCGGCGTGTGACGACCTGCAACAGGATGTTCTATGGTTGTTCGGCAACTGAGATTGATCTGAGCGGATTCGATTCATCGAATGTGACAGATATGGAGATGATGTTTCAGGCCTCGAGGGTAAAGGAACTTGACTTGAGTATGCTTGACACCTCGAAAGTTACTACGATGAAGAGCATGTTCAAGCGCTGCGAGAGTCTGACATCGCTCAATCTCAGCGGGTGGAATACGAGCAATGTGGAAACGCTGGAAGAATTCGCCCCGTGGCTCAAAAGCCTGATGTCATTGGATTTATCCCATTTCAATACATCGAAGGTGACGAGTATGAAGGGGGCATTTTCATGGTCGTGTTATGAGACGCTGGACCTCAGCGGGTGGGACACCGGCAATGTGACGACGATGTGGTGTATGTTTATCGGCTGCAACTGGCTGAAGAGTATCGATTTCAGCGGATGGGACACGACCAAGGTAACGGATTTCGACTGCTTCATCTCTGCCAGCGGGGACCACACACCGGAGCTTGAATCGGTTGACATGCGGAGCTTCAACACTCCAAGCGTGGTAAACTTCAATTATATGTTCGGGGCGCGCACCACATTGAAGGAAATCAAGTTCGGCATCCTCGACTTCGCGAGCGCCACGGACGTTGGCAATATGTTTCATATCTGCAACGCGTTAACGACGTTTACCGGCGAGGTGCGCAACCTCAAGCTGTCGCTTGACCTTGGGTTTTCGCCGCTTACGGTGGAGTCTGCGATGGTATTCATCAACGGTCTGGCGGAGGTGGAAACCGCGCAGACGCTCAGACTCAAATCCACAACCTATGAGCAGCTGACGCCGGAGCAGATTGCAGTTGCCACGGCCAAGGGGTGGACGGTAGTATCGGTTTAAACTTCAACCATTAATACATTTACACACAATGAAGACAGAGGAATATACGACAACGGTGCTGACTCCGGAGGAGGGGCACCTTCTGACACAGGTTGAGGGTGTTGCAGAACTCCCTACAAAAAAATTAAGCAAAAGCCTCAACTTTCACAAGCTGAGGCTTTTTTATAT